ATAATAATTAAGATTTAGGAAATTTACTTAACCATTTTTGAACAGATGAGGTTTGTGCATATTTCCAGGCTTTCCAATCTGTTCCACCCTTAGTCATATAAAATACAATTTCTGCATTTTTGACAGGGCTAAATAGTTCAGCATTAACATCTAAGTCAAATTTATCTCTACGATCAGGACCTAGATTTCCAATCATATTTATTTGGAATACCCCGTAAGAGTTGTCTCCAGTATTCTCATTTCCATTAAATGCAAAAGGTCTGCCGTTTGACTCTGCCTTAGCTACAGCCCAGGCAGTCTTTAAACCTGTTCCAGTAAACCCTACAGCTTTTAGTAGCTCAAGTAGTTCGTGGTCTGTTAAACTGTGTGCGTTTTGGTATTTTTTAAGGGTAACTTGATTTTTAACCTTAGAAACCAAAAATGCCCCTTTGGGGGCGGGATCAACAGATTTAACTGACGTTTTACTCAATAAATTATTGTCAACTGTAACGCTTATAGCATTAGCAGAATTACTTATCGGTGCAATAAATCCGACTAAAGATAGGATTCCAATCCAGGCTTTCTTGTCTCTTCTCATAATAATAACCTCCTAGAGAACAATTGCTACCAGTTGGTAGCATAACATAAGTATAACATGAATTCTAGGTAAAAAGCAAGTTTTGATAACATTTTTATAAAATTAATAAAACAATATTTGACAGGTGGTATAATGTATAAATGGCTTCAGGAGAAACAACTACTTACGATTTACCGTATCCAATATTAACAGATCCTGTTAATGTTCACGAAGATATTCAGTCATTGGCTGAAGCAATTGATGCAATATTGCCAACAATCGGTGGAGTCAAAAATAATACTTTAGAAATTAGAAATGTCAGTGGTGCATCAATTACAAAAGGTGATCCAGTTTATATTTCTGGGTATTCAACTAAGCCAACAATTGCAAAAGCAAATGCATCAACCATATCAACATTTCCCGTAGTAGGACTGGCAGAAACCAACATTGGAAATAATTCTGACGGAGTAATTGTTATTTCTGGAATTTTTAGCAATATAAATACTAACTCATATGCCGCTGGAAATGTGTTATACGTTGCAGCTGGCGGAGGATTAACCGCTACAAAGCCAACATCAAACGCTGCTTCAGTGGGTATTGTTGGAAAATCTGATTCAACAACTGGTATCATTATTGTTGCACCTACAAAATCATTGGCAGCAACTTGGGGAGCACTTAAGGAAGGTTTGTTGTAATGGCAACATTTAGAGGACAAGGCGCATCTACATATGATATTGGAGAAGCACCACCATTTGTAAATTGGACAATCGTAAAAGGAGACACAGCTTCTTTTAGAATTTATTTAACAGATGATAATAAGCTACCTTTAAATATTCCTGATTGGACTATAGAGGCAGAATTTAAAAGACCTACAAATCCTGTTAACCCTCAAATAATTACAGACACAGCAACTTTAATTTTTACACTTACTCCAGCACAAGATGAAAATGACGCAGATGGAGAGTTTAAGGTTAATTTAACTGCAGCACAATCAGCACTTTTAAGAACAAACGATATATTTGATATTGAACTACGTCTTCCACAAGACACATTAGTATGGACAGTTGCTCAAGGGAAGATTACTCTCCTTGAGGATGTTACAAACTAATGGCAACGGTTACTATAAATAGTGCCCCACCAGTTTTTACTAAAGTAATTGACAGAGTATCTTTTTTAAATACCCAAATTACTGAGCCAAAATCGGGGGTAAAGATAAACTCCGTTTTACCATTTAGAATTAGATTTACTGCAATTCAAATACCAAGCGCTATTGGTAATATACCAGCAATTCCATTACAAATTATCGGTTTCTCTAACTATATACTTTAAAATATATGATATAATTCCAGTATGGCTAAAATATCAACAGCAAACGTAAAGGCTCTTTTTCAAACAGGAGACCGCCCAACACAGGAAAACTATGAAGATTTAATTGATAGTGCTTCCGCTAGGTCTACCGATCTTGGATCAGATGGTAATAATGAATCAACAATCAATGGGATTGAAAATTCAACAGTATTTGATAATTTTTCTGCAACTGAGTTTAGATCAATGAAGTATGTGATTTCTCTTAAATATGTAGCTGGTGGTGGAAACAAGTATTTCACTACATCAATGGATATTCTGGTTGACGCAACAGACGTTAGCGTTAGTCAGTATGGAACAATAGATAACGATGGGAATATTGGCACCATCTCTGTTTCACGGGCTGGAGATACAGTTTCACTAACTGTTGTCCCAGTAGGGGGAATTACACCTATAACTCTACGCTATATGCGTATGGGATTAAAGGCCTAACCAAGGAGATATAAGATGGCAACCGTAGTAAAAGATTTTAGAGTAAAAGCGGGACTGATAGTTGAAGGATCAACTGCGACCGTTAACACACACGATATATTAACAGAAGCATTAGTAGATGCAAAAGGTGATTTGCTAGTAGCCTCTGGTGCAGATGCAGTAACTCGTCTTGCAGTTGGAACAAATAACTATATACTTACAGCAGACGATTCAGCAACCAATGGTATCAAGTGGGCAGCCCCACAAGCAGTTGGTGAGTTCGGTTCAAGCATTGTTTTTGAAGGTGCTACAGCAAATGATTACGAAACAACTCTTGAGGTAACAGATCCAACAGGAGATCGCACAATTACACTTCCTAATGCAACAGGAACTGTAGTTCTTAAAGATACAACTGATACATTAACAAATAAATCAGTTTCACTAACTACAAATACAATTACAGGAACTCTTGCAGAGTTTAATACTGCTCTTTCAGATGCTGATTTTGCTACACTTGCTGGAAGCGAAACACTTACAAATAAAACATTAACTACACCAAAGATTAATGAAAACGTAGATCTTTTAGCAACATCAACAGAACTTAATATCCTTGATGGTGCAACTCTTTCTACAACAGAGCTTAATTATGTAGATGGCGTAACATCTGCAATCCAGACACAACTAGATGATAAGTCAACAGCATCAAAGATAGAAACCCTTACAAACAAGACAATTACAAGCCCAATCGTTTCTGGTTTAACCCTTAGCGATTCAAGCATTGTTCTTGAAGGAACTACAGCAAATGATTTTGAAACAACTCTTACAGTAACTGACCCAACAGCTGATCGCACTATCACTTTCAAAGATGAAACTGGCACAGTAGCATTTACTGCAGATGTAGACACAAGACTAGCACTTGCTGGTGGCACTATGACTGGTGCAATTGCAATGGGAACAAACAAGATCACAGGTCTTGGAACACCAACTGATGCAACAGATGCAGCAACAAAAGGCTACGTTGATACAGCAGTTGTAGGTATTGACTGGAAAGCATCAGTACGTGCAGCAACAACTGCTAACGTAACACTTGCTTCTGATCTAGAAAATGGAGATACTCTTGATGGAGTAACTCTTGCAACTGGAGATCGTGTTCTTGTTAAGAATCAATCAACTGGTTCACAAAACGGTATTTATGTAGTTAAAGTATCTGGTGCCCCAGATCGCTCTACTGATGCAGATACAGGCGCAGAACTTACTTCAAACTTTGCGGTATTCGTAGAAGAAGGAACTGTTAACGCTGATCAAGGTTATGTGTTAACTAACGATGGCGCAATTACAGTTGGAACTACAGCCCTTACATTTACCCAGTTTACTGGTCTTGGACAAGTAGTTGCAGGCGATGGTCTTTCTAAGACAGGAAACACACTAAACGTTACCGCTGGAACTGGTATTACTATTACTGGCGACGCAGTTACAAATAGTGGTGTGGTTTCAATTAGTGGAACAGCAAACCAAATATCAACAACTGCTTTAGATGTAAATGGTGCAACAACACTCTCTTTACCACAAGACATTCACTCAACAGCAACACCAACATTTACTGGTGTAACCGTAGGGTCTGTAACACTAACAGATGCTCTTCTTGGAACTGCTACAGCAACTGCTGGAGTTACAGCAACAACAATTGACACATGGTCAGCAAGCACTTATTCATCTGCAAAGTATATTGTTCAAATGAAAAAGGGAACTGACATTGAAGTAATTGAAGTGTTAGTTACTGTAGATGGATCAAATAACGTTTACTTAACAGAGTATGCAGATGTAATTAGCAATACCCAATTAGGAACAACCGATGCTGTTTACAGCGGTGGAAACGTTCTTCTTCAGGTAACTGGTGCAGCATCAGATACTGTTGTTAAAGTTAACAAAGTTTATATCGAAGCATAATTAGAAAGAGGTAGATTGTGGCAACAGTTAATAAAGACTTTAGAGTAAAGCACGGCATTGCAGTAGCCGATGG